ATCATTTGATTCCCTAAAAAATAGCAAACTTGAAATTGAAGAATTGCAAAAATCAAATTCAGATTATTGGTATTTGGATAATAGAGATTATCCAGGATGGATTTGGAAAAATGACGTTTTTAATGATTTAGAATTAAATCATATTAGAATGTTGGGTCAAGCTTTGTGTATGGAAAGAGCTGAAACTGGAGGATCTGGAGCAGATTGCTTAGACCATAGAAGATCTATGGTTTCTTGGATCCCAATTAATGAGCATACATCATGGATATATGAAAAACTTACTGATCATATAAGAATGGTCAATGAAAGATGGTTTAAATTTGATTTAGATAAAATAGAACGACTGCAATTTACTCACTACAATTCTACAGAAAACGGTTGCTACAAATCACATACAGATCCACTTAATTGGAGAGTTCCCCATAATAGAAAACTTAGTGTTGTTATCCAATTATCGGATCCTTCAGAATATGAAGGAGGCGAATTAATTTTACATAATTCACACGATAACAGTTTTGTAGAAAAGCAAAAGGGATATACAATATTTTTTCCATCTTATACTTTACACGAAGTAACTCCAGTAACAAAAGGAGAAAGATTTACTCTAGTTGGATGGATTCACGGAAATGCATTTAGATAATTATTATGGAATTTCAAGAATCTGGATTTTACGTTGTTAAAAATTTTTTAGAACTAGATTTTGTAAAATTTATACAGCATTATTTTCACACTAAAATTTGCTCTGGTCAAGGTCAAGAAAAAACGGACACTCAAGCTCCATTTAGTTTTGCATTTTACGGGGATCCTTTAATGGATACAATACTAGATGGTTCTAGAAAAACTCTTAGTCAAATTTCTGGGATAAATTTACTTCCAACTTATACCTATACTAGATTGTATGGGAAGTATGATGAACTAATAATTCATAGAGATAGACCATCTTGTGAAGTTTCTGCAACTCTTGCATTGGGATTTCCAGAAGATCAAGATATAAATCCAATATATTTTAGCAAAAAGGAAGATAAAAGCAATCCAATAAAAGTCGATTTAAATTTGGGAGATTTATGTTTATATAAAGGATGTGAATTATATCATTGGAGACCTAAATTTACTCAAGATTGGTATTTGCAGTCATTTTTGCATTATGTAGATGCAAACGGAAAATTTAAAGATAATTTATATGATGGACGAGAATATTTGGGTATGCCAAGAGTAGGAGACGGTAATTAAACTGGCACAAGGTCCAATGCAAACCTGAAAGGGCACCCTATAGTATGGGAGTCCTGAGGGAGAACCATGAGGTATTCCAACGTTGATAGACTTCTTTTCATTGGGAGTTTTGTAGTCCTAATGAATTGGGGTGTTCGTCTTACCAACGCTGTTCTTAATTATGCTCTTTCTTGAAACTTCTGGATACAAGTATAGCAAAAGTCTTTGTGAGGATGTTGTAACTTGGTTTGTTGAAAAATTTATTCCAAGACACAAGATTGAGATTGTTGTTAATCACAGAGGACTTCTAAGAGAAGGAGTTTATGGATGGTGTACGGTAACTGATTGTGATCACAGACCTCGTTGTTTTGAGATCGAAATTCATAATAGAATGAGTAGAGAAAACTATATTAAGACATTACTCCACGAATTGCAACATGTATTCCAACACGTTCGTGGTGATCTTAGAGATAAAGGATCAAAAAGATATTGGAGAGGTATTGATTGCTCTCATTTAGATTATGAAAATGAACCATGGGAAATAGAAGCACACCTTGTTGAATCTATGCTTTGTGAAATGTATTTGACAAGGACATAAGAATCTGAGTATAATCGCTTTGCTCGGGTTCAAGGTCATTTAGTATCAAGAACTCTTAGAGACACTTTAGGAACTGGCACACTGCCACTCCTAGGGTGTCTTTGTTACTGCTATAATTATTCTGTAATCAATGAGACACATGATTTCACTTCGCCCCCACCAGCAAATCGCTCTGGATGCTCTCGCAAAGCACCTGAAAGGCATCTGTGTGTTCCCTACAGGCGGTGGAAAGACCAATGTGGGTATCTTTGATGCTATGCGCGTATTTCAGTCTGAAACGCCTCAGACGGTCGTTGTGGTTGCTCCTAGGATCCTTCTTGCTGAGCAATTGTCCAGCGAGTATCTTGAGTTTATCACCAATGCCTCTGTGATGCACGTTCATAGTGGAGAGACTCATCACTTCTCTACTACCAGTCCTTTCAAGATTCGTGCTTGGTGCGAGGCAGTTGATGGTCACAAACTGATCTTCACTACCTACAATTCTCTTGATAAACTTGCTAAGGCAGAGATTGATGTAGATACGATTTATTTTGATGAGGCACACAATAGCGTCAAGAGGAATTTTTATCCTGCTACTGAACACTTTGCTTTTGAAGCAAAGCGGTGTTACTTCTTCACTGCAACTCCTAAGTATTCTGCAGTGATTCATAAACCTGGTATGAATGATACTGATGTTTATGGTCAGATCATCGCTAAGGTTCCTGCACCTGAACTTGTTCGTGGTGGTTACATCATTCCTCCTAAGGTTATTGCAACTCAGCAACGTCTTTCTGTGAAGGGCGAAAGTATTGCTGATCGTGACTGCGAATATCTTCTTAACTGCATTGACGATAATCCTGTCAATAAGATTCTGATCTGTGCTAAGGCAACCAAGCATATCGTTGGTTTGATTTCTGAGACTCAATTTGCTCAGAAACTTGCTGATCAAGGTTATTCTCTGATGCACATTACTTCTAAGCACGGTGCATTTATTGATGGCAACAAAGTCAATCGTGAGGTTTTCTTTGATACTCTGAATGCTTGGGGTCGTGATCCCGAAAAGAAGTTCGTTGTTCTTCACCACAGTATTCTTGCTGAGGGTATCAATATTTCTGCTCTGGAGGCAGTGATCTTTATGCGCTCTATGGATGTGATTGGTATCGGTCAAACTGTTGGGCGCACTCTTCGCCTTCATCCTAATGATGCAGCAGGCATTCGTTCTGGTCAGATTACTCCTGGTGATCTGTATTCCTACACCAAATCTTTCGGTCTGGTAATCTGCCCTGTGTTCGATAAGAACTCTGGTTCTACTGCTCGTGCAGTTCAGAATGTCGTTGATGTAATCTTTGACAAAGGCGATGTTGCAGTTTCGGTGATCAAGCGATGATCAAAAAATATGATTTCTCAAATCTAATTTCAAAGAATGACAATGATTCACTTATTGAACTTGTTAATCAAAAATTTGAAACTGGAGACTGGCATAAGGACTCTCCTACATTTCAAACCTATCCAGATCTATTTGAATATGATGTAGCATACAAGTTTAAGAATTCATTTCTTTTCTCTTGTTATTCTTATATGAAGATGGAAATTAAATGGTTCAAATTATACACTCTAGCAGCAGACCTTTATTTTTAAATTTATGAAAGAAGGATTTATTACGACTGATAACTATGCCGCCGTTCCTTGGGGAAAGCGTCTTGTGATCATCTATAATGGAGAGCAACTAACAGATGTGAGCACTGCTCGTCAGGCAACAGCATTCATCAAAAAGCACCGAGAGTCCAGTTCTCAAACTGGCACAATCTTTGTCAAATAACCTCAAACCGCCATTAAACTACCAATGACAATTCAAATCAAAATGAAAAAGAAATTTGTTAATGTAACTCCTTTGAGTTCGAAAGCAAAGAATCGATTCATCAACATTATGGATAATTTTCATTCGTGTGAAGTAGAACAAGAGACTGATGACAAATTCTTTCTCGTATCTTTGAATCGTCAGTATTGCTTTTGGATTCAGAAACAAGGAAACGAACATTGGAAGGTTGAAAAATGATTCATACTGAAGATAGTTTTATCGGTGTTTATGAAAATGTATTAACTAAATTCGAATGCGACAAATTAATTTCTGAATTCGAAAAACTTACAGAGTTTTTTCCCGAAAATACAAAATACGGATTAAACCACTTTCAAAATTATGAACTTGGTAGAAACGATACACAATTGTTTCTACCTCCAGGTGCAAGTGGTTCTGGTCAATTAATTAATAATGCATTGAATAAATGTATTGAACAATATAGCAATACTTACTGGCCAGTAAAACAAATTTCTGCACGATCATTTGAAATAAAGTTACAAAAAACTTTACCGAGAGGTGGATATCATACCTGGCACTGCGAATCCACAAATAGAGAAAGTATGGAAAGAGTTTTAGCATGGATGATATATTTGAATGATGTTCCAGATAATGAAGGGGAAACGGAATTTCTTTGGCAAAAAGTTAAAGTAAAACCAGTTTCTGGAAGGTGTGTAATTTGGCCAGCAATGTTTACTCATACACATAGAGGAAATCCAGTTTATTCTTGCAATAAGTATATTGCTACTGGGTGGTATGTTTATGATTTTTCCAAATAAAACTTCTTGTCCTTTTATTTAAAATTATTATTTAAAAATGAATTCTGTTAGTCATTCCGAACTTATGCATTTGCAACTTCAAGCATTTCTCCGAGAGAAAAAATGCGACGACATTGAGTATTTGGGGTTGAGAAACAATGAACATTGGTATAGAATCTCAACTCACGAAGTTCCAGTTTCCCAAATCGAAAGTTTAGCCAAAGACTTTTGGTTTTCTAACGTAAGAAAAACAAATTATCTAAATTATATTACGGTAGAAGATCCAAAACAAAATAAACCATCAAGCGGATTCAAAAAATAATCTAAATAGGTGCAGGTTCTGGAATCTAATATGGAACCAGTATTTTTGGTTACTATATTAACTTGCAACCAAGTAATTGGAATAGCAAATAGATTAAGGAGAATTGCACTTCTGTCGCCACAGCAACAGAGTGAAATATTATATGAGTTACAAAAAGCAGTGCCATCCTGTCCAGTAAAAATACTACCAGACAAAAAATGACAGAAGAAAGCAAAAAAATGATTCAAGCAATAGATTTGATGCTTGAAGATCTCCATATGATACACGTAGACATCAGAGAACAAGCAAAAGAATCAAAATGTGAAGATGAATTGGATGAATTGAAAAAATGTTTGATCGGATACTTACTCGACTTAAAATCTCGTTATAATTAATAATTAAATTGCAAATAGAATAAATGAATAACTATCATTACGCTTTATTTTTGATATTCTCTATCATTGGTGTGATGATAGTTATTGATGCTAATGTAGCAGATACAAGAATAGTAAAATTAAACTTTGAAAGGGTTTTTTGGATGATTAGATTGCATCCAAAGAACCCTATTAGCAATTTTATGATGAATAGAAAATACGATAAAATCGCAAAAGAATTAGAAGAAGAATTTCGTAAAAAGAATGAAATCAAATGAGCAGTTAGTTCTTGATGCAGTAAAAAAAGCATCTCAAGATCTTTGTATTGGTTATTATGGAATTGAAAATCATTTGCAATTTTTGAGGTTTTATGATAACCTATATTCAACGTTCGGTGGAAACATTGAACTTATGAATCGTTGGTTATATACTGGCAACAAACATCTAAAATACACTCCAGTATTAAGGATTTATCATAGTCAGTATGTAGAACAAATGAACCAATACCTTGAGAGTTTTATAAACAAATGAGTGAAAAAATTAATTGGTATGATGATTGCTTTCAAGTAATCAAAGCAAAGTGGGGAACCTTTCATTCTCAAGACAAAGAAGGAAAAAAACTTGTAACTTCTTTGACTGAAGAAGAATGCGTTAGAGCAACAAGGTTTTATCTTAAAGGTATTCAAGAGGGATGGCCCGAATCCAAATCATATGAAGGAACTGTAGGAGGAAAACTATGACAACTCGCACTTATACTCAAAAAGATGGAACAATCTGGGAATGGGAAGAAACCCCAGAACTTCTGAAACTTCTTGCTGAAATTCATAGTGAAAAACAAGAAACCAGTCAAGGTTAAACCGCAAAGTCAAAGGAAAACGAGGGAGGAAACCGTAATTATAGAAAATCCTCCCTTTCACGAGGTTTTTCCAGTTACTCTTTCCTATAAAGAAGGAAAAGACGAAAAGATTTGTTATTTTGTTTGTGAGGATCACCTAAAGAAATACTTAGATAGATATAAAATAAAGAAGGGATCATATTCTGTCACAAAAACGAAACCAAGAAAAAATAAAGATGAGTAATAGTTATCGACCACATATCATACTATTAGTTGTTCTTATATTGCTTGACATTTTGGTGATAGGTGGGATATTCTACAAGGGTCACGCAAACTTCTATGAAGTTCTTAAAAATCTCAAATGACAAAGAAAAATAAAACTGTCTGGAGATGGTGGGCAAAGTCTCTCGGAGAGAAAGCATCAAAATGCGACAAAGAATCTGACACCATCGCTCTGATCAGAACAGTTGTTTCATTGTTGCTGGAGTTATCCGTCATTGGAATGATATTGAGTATGATAGACCAATCCAAAGACTCTATTACTCTCCATCAAACAAAATCCAATGAGATACAGAATAGTAGAAAAATCCGATATTTCTGGGGAAGTATGCTTTTTTCCTCAGTATAGAAAGTATTTTATTTGGTTTAACTTTATGGAAATGGAAATATTTCCAAAAGTAATCAAATTCTATTCATTAGAATCAGCAACAAAGTTTATCACAAAACAACTCAACAAACCCAAAGAAAAAATTCATTCTATTTAATTATGAAGTGCAAGGTTCAACTCTACGTGTCAGGTAAAACTTTTTACGAAGAAGTTTATGCAAGAGACTACAAAGAAGCAAAAGAAGTTGCTCTTGCAAGAAACCCAAATGCAAAAGTTATCTCAGTAAATGCAGTATTCGGATGAATTATCAAGTTTTTTATGTAACTCCTTCTGGAGAATCTTTCAGTGAATTTTTTGAAACTGAAACTCCAAAAGATGCCATTGAAGCGGCAAAAGAAAAACATAAAAATATTAGAGTCCTTCAAGTCACTATGGATGTAAAACTCAAT